ACCACTATGTTGTGCCAACTGGTGTCCTCCATACGCTCGCCGGTCTGCTTGTCCTTCCATCGTCTTGATGTTGCAACCGAGAATTTGCACAGGTTTGTGCCGCTTTTCATCTGGTGATACGTGGGCTCCTGACCGATGTGGCCCATGAGCATTACTTTATTTAGATCCATCCTTTATCTCCGTTTGCTTCTTGATTACCCATGACCGCATCTCAGTCGCAGTCGTTACTGGCAGACCTGCTATCCACAGTTTGTGATTCTCGAGTACCGCATCCATTTGTTCAGCGGTGGTACATTTCTCAATAGCCTTGATGAACTTGCCCCGGTCCTGCTGGTATGCCTGTTCCTTGGCGCTGGCCTCTTGATCCTTTTCCTTCTTCCTTGTTTCAACGTACTTGTTGTCGTCGAACATCCCAAGGAATACGTCGGCATTGAAACCCAGGTGCGACAGTAGCTTGGTCAGTCCATCGGTTGATGCTTTCTTGTAGGCGTCGGTGTCTGGAACCTTATCCATCTTGGACACCATCATTGAGCAACCACGTACCGGGCCAAAGTGTCGCTTGGGATCACGGCTTTGATTGCCTTCCCATTCACCGACCGGAGCCCACCAGAACCGAACGTCACACCACACAATGATGCGTCCGTCAGTCATGTGTACCTCACCGTACTCGTTGTCGTAACCCCAACCCTCACCGATTGGTCCGAACACTTTGGTTGCTTCCATGATCTGTGAGTGCGCGTCGATCGCTGTGAACTTACGACCGAAGCTGACCTGCTTGGTGTGGTCAACGTCTGTTTTGCTGACCGCATCCCACAGCCTCATGTTGTTGTCTTGCTCTATTGCTTTCTCTTTTATCTTACCCATTCCGTTCTCCGGTTAATCGCCACTCGCGGATCATCCGAGAATGGTTCGTGATACGTTTGGACTTCACCCAATTGCCAGTGAACTCCCATTCCTTTCCTCTGAAGATGCTGCCGGCTGCTGGTCCCAAGCTGTCAATTCCACAGGCTCGCTTGAGTATCCGACCGACATCATCTGCATTTGCTGTGCCTTTCCTTCGTGCTATTGCTTTTGCTATCTGCCTGGCTGTTTCCAATACTTGCTTTGTATTGTCTGCTGCCTTGGCCATGCCCTCCCTTTTCAGTTTGTCGCTCAGTTCTTCGTCGAACAGATTCATACCCACTTCCTCCCTTTCTTTTCTGGTGGCCGCACGCCTTGTTCAAGGAACCACTGAAATAAATTTTCTTTTTCAAACAGAGCGTCGTCGTAAGGTTCGTCGTAATTGACCTTGATCCATTCGTATTTGGTGTTGAGGTAGATCACAGAGAAGATTGCATATGGGGATCGAGTGATCCTCATGGCGTGCTGAAGTTGTGGCATATATTTGCGTAGCAGGTTGGCCGGGTTCCACATCATATTGATGCACTTGGCCTCGAGCGGGATGAAGAACTCATCATCATGAATCGTGATGTTGTCGTCCTCCTCTTGGCACAACAGGCCATCAGGCAGGTAGGTACACCACGGATACTCGACCAGTCGTAGTGGATCTGAGCCCCAATTGTCATCGACGAAGACCTCACGGCCTGTGTCGTCCTCGAACAGCTCAAGGTTGAATGGTTCCAGTCGCTTGCCGAGTTCGGCTGCTAGACCGTAATCTGGTGGCTCTGGGTGGGTCTTTCGATCGTACAGCTCGGCCCATTGGCCTGCTGCTATGTGAACGGCGTCGCTTGCGCCTATGGTTTTACTTCTGTCATACATCGCTGTGTCCTTCTTATGACTATGAATGGTATCAGAAGTGAACTCATGTTACTGTTGTGAAATGTCCACAACTACCATGAGTTCACAAGAGCTTGCCGATTATCTGGAGGTAACTATCCAGACCATCTTTCGGTGGCGGCAAAGTGGTTATGGCCCGGCCTGGATGCGAGTCGGCCCTCGCATTATTCGGTATAAAACAGAGGATGTAATGGAGTGGGAGGAAAATCTGAGGAATGTCTAATAGATTCGCCAAGTCACACGCTACTGATGTGAATCAGCCCGACATTATCGAAGCCCTTTTGAAGATCGGGTGTCAGTGTTATGAAATTGAGAAACCAGTAGATTTGCTGGTGGAATTTCGTGATCTTTGGATTGTTTTGGAAGTGAAGAACAAGCAGGGAAAAAATAAATTAACGAAGGATCAGGATAGATTTTTTTCAAAGGTTAAGGCGCCCGCTTTTATTGTGCGGGACATTGAGGAAGCAGTAGCCGCGGTGCAAACAGCATGGAAACGTACACGATCAGCAGCAGGAAGGTAAAGATCCTCGGCTTTGCCGCTGACAGTGTACTGTGGGTCACTGATCCCTGTCATCAATTCACTACGCGCTTGCCTGTTAGCAGGTTGCGTAGGAATCCTTTGCCTTCGGGTGGTACTTCAGGCTCGAGCTCACCGTCAAGCGCCAGCTCTGCCGGCATATCAATATGACAGTAGTCGTCGAGTAACAGGTGCAGGTCGATCGTTTTCTTGGGCAGTTCAATGAGCTGGTTTGTACTGGCTGGCCCAAGTGCCGCTGTCACTGCATTGAAGTAGCGCCACACACTTTTGTCGCCGTGGTCTGCACTCGGGTCGTGCCATTCCTGATTTACGCGCCCGATCCGCTTCAGATTGATGATGCCCTGGCGGTACGTTTCCATAATGAGATGGTCGACCGTGTGATTATCAAGGGGTGCTTCCCGATACTCAGCGAACCGTACATCCTGACGCTTACGCATCACTCGAATCTTCTTGATTGCCCCCTCGAAAATCTCCGGCAGCTCGTCCCAAATGTTCGGCGTGTGCTTGCGGCCTACGACAATATCCCCACTGAAGGACAGGTTATCGCAGACGAACACCTTGGCACCTACCGACAGTGAAGCAGCGAACGTCTTGTCGTGACTGTTACGCAGCGCACACATGGTTGAATGCCCTTTGGTATCAGTCCAGTCACCTTCATCGTCATGTTGGATCTGCATGAGTGAGAAGTAATGAGCTGCCTCGCGGTTCAGGAAGTGTTGGGGATTGGTGATTGAGTATCCCTGCTTGAGTAAGCGATCTTCAGCCAGCTTGAAGAACTGGTGATGTGGGATAGGCATATGTGTTTCCGTTCGTTCTGGGATTGGGAGGCCCATTAGAGCGGGGTAAGGCACTGCTTCTGCTCCACAGTGCATCATAAGACCTTGCATAATTTTCTCCTTTACTTGGTCTGTTAATGTCCTTTGGCTATATCTGCCTGATGTTCTCGGTAGCAAGTCAGACATTCGCTACATATATCGTCCTCATCTTTGACGACTTCTTCTTCACACCACGCACACATCATGATATTTATTTCATCGACCTCGGTACTCTTGCACTCCGGGCAGTACCATAGAAATTCTTCTGGTTCATGCACTGTCTCGAAATAAACACGCTTCTTGATAATGTCATCGACGTGGCCTGTCCAATGACACTGATTGCATTCCCATTTATCCATGCTTGCACCTGTCTTTGATTCGTAGCCATAGTTCCTGGTCGCACTGTGGAATTAACGGCGGTTGCCAACTTGGTTCTTGAGTAGATGGCGGTTGACCTAATGCTGCTGCGAATGTTGCGCCTGTTATGACGCTGAGAATTATAACGATAATGATTACTACTGCGAGTGAGTAGCAATCTGCCCGGGTCCATTTTCTTTTTTTCATTTGCGATCTTCTTCAAGAATCCGAAGTCGCTTGTTGACAATATCAACTCGTTTACCAACTGCATCAAGACGTTCACTCATCACATCCAGGCGTGCAGTGATTGCCTTGTCAGTAGCCAGTAACGCATGACAGCCTCGTAAGATTGCATCTACGTCACTGTCCTTGCCTTTCATCCATTGAGTCAGGCGTGTCTTCCACTCCATGAGCCGATCGACGTCGTTGAACAGTCCTGCTCTCTGTACTGCCCCGTTTGCGCTAGGGCCACGCGCTCGATCATTCACAAACTGTCTCGTAAACTGCTTGTTCGACCATCTTCGTGCCGACCTGTTTGCGAGTGCATACTGTTGAACTGAACGATACCCAGATTGTTAGATCAGTATCATTCTTGGTCCAGTAACCTGACCAGCTTGAAAACCTCTTGTCCTTTGGTTTGTCGTTGCAGTTGTATCCAAGATCTCTTAATGCTTTCCACATGGTCTTGAATACTTTGTGGTTGCCGGCGAGTGATATGTCCAATGCCTCACTGCCGTCATAAATTATTCTGACCATCTGCTTTTGCACCGGGATCAGCCCATTAGCTATGACAATGAACTCATCCTTGTGCTTGAGCATAAATGTCTTTCTTTTCTTTCGTTCTTTCTTTTCTGCTTTGATGGCTTCTTCCATCATTTCTTGCATATTCATTTCAGTCTCTCCTGTGGGTGATGACTGTCGTTATGCCAACCTGCATTTGATCGGCAAGTTCTTGGTCCGTTAAAAGTGGGATGCCCTGGTACACGGTTAGGGTATGCAGGACACCCCACTCGTCACGTATTCTTATCTCTCGGGATTTCACCTCCTTGTATTTTCTCTGATAGAAGAACATCAGTTAGTTACCCTGTCCCATTGCTCCAATGCTCCGCGTTCTCCGGAAATTGTGAACAGGACTCCCATCGTTTCGTACTTATCAAGTAATTTGTAAAAGTCAGGTTTGTAGTGTTCGGAAATTTCTTTTTTGCCAAAGCCAGTAATGATTCGAGATCCACAGTCAGGACATTTAAGTAAGTCAGCGCACCAAAGTTTGTAGGGTTGCATTTTGTTATCCATCGTCTCTAGTACAACGATGTCATTCTTGAATGGTAGGTAGCTGGTCTTGCAATCGACACAACATGGTAGGATTTCGATAGTCATTAGATTTTTCCTTGTTCCA